CAAGGGGTGGGGAGGGGCCCCCGCCGTCAAGCGAGGCAGGCTCGCCGGGTCCTTGCGCCGATCCCCCCGGTCAAGTTAAGGAAAATTAACAGGGTGGTTAAGAATTTTTAACAGCGAGGTTAAATTTACATGGGTAGTATTGAAAATAACGGGGTGGTAGCGGTAAGCGAGCTGATACCATACGTTAATAACGCTAAGGTACATAGTGAAGAGCAGGTAACGAAAATTGCAAGCAGTATACGCGAGTTTGGGTTTTTGAACCCGGTACTGATTGATAAAGATAAGAATATAATAGCCGGGCATGGTAGAGTAATGGCGGCTAAGAAGCTGGGACTGGAAACGGTCCCGGTTTTGTTTATAGAGGGTTTAACCGACGCACAACGCAAGGCGTATATACTGGCTGATAACCGTTTAGGCGAGTTAGCCGGCTGGGATCAAGAACTTGTGAATGCAGAACTTGCTCAATTGCTTGAACAGGATTTTGACATTGACTTGACCGGTTTTGAATTACCGGACGATTATTTCGAAGAAGACAAAGAAGTAGAAGAAGACGAAGCACCGGAGCCGCCTAAAGAGCCAAAGACGAAGCATGGCGACGTTTACCAGTTAGGCCGACACCGGTTAATATGTGGCGACAGTAGAGACGTTGCAACGATAGAACGGCTGCTTGAGAGTGGCCGGGCTGAATTGCTTTTGACGGACCCGCCGTATGGAATTGACGTTGTCAGTGGAGATCATGTAGGCGACGACAAGCCGTGTACTACGAAAAAATGCTTGCTGAAAACGTCGTTTGCTAAAGCTGGCGAAAATAAGATTGTTGATTGTAACGAATACGAGCCGATCATCGGCGACGATACAACAGAGACTGCACAAGAGAGTTACGACGCGGCGATTTTGTACACCGATAATCAGATTATTTTTGGTGGCAATTACTTTACAGATTTTTTGCCGGCGTCGCGTTGCTGGATAGTTTGGGATAAAGAAAATACCGGCAATTTTGCAGACGCAGAGCTTGCGTGGACATCATTTAAAACCGGCGTGAAGCTTTACCACTTTATGTGGAATGGCTTATGTCGTGAGGGTAGCCGCGAGGTCGAGGGTAGAACGCGAGTACACCCGACACAAAAGCCGGTAGGAATGCTGGCAAAGATATTACAAGATTTTTCCAAAGAGGGCGATCACATTTTAGACTTGTTCGGTGGCAGTGGAAGTACACTGATTGCATGCGAGCAATTAAACCGCACTTGCTATATGTGTGAGCTATCAGAAGCTTATTGTGACGTTATCGTAGAGCGCTGGGAAAAATTAACCGGAGAAAAGGCGGTTCTGTTATGACGGAAGAAGAAATGCAGAAAATGCAGACAAAAGAACGGCGCCGGTTAACCAAGGTATTAAAAGACGCCGGAACCAGTGACGCAAGACTTGACGTGCTGTTACCGGTAATCGACCATACAGCGTGGATAAAGGTCAAGCTTGACGACGTACGCGAAAAGATCAAAGCAAGTAGCGTTGTAATTCCGTACGATAACGGCGGCGGTCAAAAAGGGCTCAGAGAGAATCCGGCATTTAAAGGTTACGAAGCCTTGTGGAAAACCTACATTAGCGGAATGGATAGAATACTTGCGGAATTGCCTAAAGAGGTAATCGAGCAGGAAGCAAAGAAAATAGAAGAACCGCGCACGGTACTACAAATGGTACGAGCACGGCACATGGCGTAAATGACGCGGCGTAAATAGGGTAGCTCCCGACAAAACGTAATCGCTGGCGTTTTTTGCGCCGCATTTTCAGCGAAAGTTACGAAGCGAGGTAACGACAATGTTTGGAAATCAAGAACCGCGAATCCGTGTTGAGCCCCCAAGGGTTGCGACCGACGGCGGAGACGCGACAATACTTATGCAAGAATACGGGTACGAACTGGACCCGTGGCAACAGAGCGTGATTGATTGCTGGCTGGGTACAGATACCCGGGGCTATTACATTGTAACAAGCGCCGGGCTTGCGTTGCCAAGGCAGAACGGAAAGAACGTATGCTTAGAGACCCGCGAATTTTTCGGAATAATAATTAAGGGCGAAAAAATACTGCATACTGCACACCAAGTCCGGACCAGCAAGAAAAGTTTTAGACGCCTTGCAGCAATGTTTGAAGACAAGAAGCACCCGGAAATTTTAGAGCAGGTCAAGACAATCCGCTATACAAACGGCGAGGAAATGATTGAGCTGTACAACGGCGGTACGATTGAATTTTCAGCACGAAGCAGACAAGCAGCCCGTGGTTTTGACGGCATAAGCCTTGTAGTATTCGACGAAGCGCAGGAATTGACCGACGACCAAGTCGAAGCGATCATGGCGACACTGAGTGCAAGTAGCACCGGTAACCGTCAGATCATTTATACAGGGACCCCGCCTTATCCGGGTTGCCCGGGCGAGGTATTCAGACGTAGGCGTACAGCATGCATAGAAAACCCGGGCCCGCACGATTGCTGGCATGAGTGGAGCGTAGACGCAAAAAGCATTACGCAAATTAACGTTGAAGACCGGCAGTTATGGTACGATACAAACCCGGCTTTAGGCAGAAGACTTGACGAAGAATTCACGGCAGAAGAGGCCCGCTCAATGAGCCCAGACGGTTTTGCACGTGAGCGTTTAGGGTGGTGGACCCCGGTTATCGGCACACAAGCCGAATACGCGATCCCGGCTGAAATTTGGGACGCTTGCAAGAGCTCAGAAGAAAAGCCCGAGGGCATCGTAGCATACGGCGTGAAATTCAGCCCCGCCGGAGACGAAGTAAGCTTATGTGGCGCTGTAAAACCTAAAGAGGGCCCTTGCAGAATATCGGAAATAGAGCGGCGGTCAACCGCAATGGGCACACGCTGGCTTGCGGAGTGGTTAAACGCACGGTACGACAAAGCAAGTTGCGTGGTAATTGACGGAAAAAACGGCGTTGACGCCTTAATAGATAAAATTGCAGACACGTGGAAAATTAAAGGCAGCGTAATACGCCCGCGTGTAAACGACGTGCTGGCCTCAGTCAGTATGTTAACGGAAGCCTTAAACGAGCAAACAGTAACATGGAACGAAGCACAAGACACATTGCGTGAGAGTGCAATCACATCAACAAAAAGAGCGATAGGAAATGCAGGCGGCTGGGGTTTTGGCGGCGATAATTCATTACCGATTGAAGCGGCGGCACTTGCGTTGTGGGGCGCTAAGACAACAAAGAGAGACCCGTCACGTAAAATGCGCATAGGGTAAAGGAGAGAAACAATGGCAGTGTGGGCACCGATAGACACACAAAATTACATCACGGTTGATAACGTACGCGGCTTAATGAATTCAGACAAAGCGATTTTGACTGAACTTTTAAACATTTATAACAATTTTTTGCCAAAAAATGCAAAGAAAAACAAATATTATGAGGGAAATATAAGCGTAGGCGAAGTCAATTTGGGTATTGCATTACCGACGAAAATTTCAGGTTTTGAAATCGGTTGTAGCTGGGGAGCAAAAGCAGTCGACGTACTGGCCGCACGGTCTATGTTTGACGGTTACGTAAGCAGCGACGGAAATACTATTACCGAGCTTGACGAAATCGTACGTGACAATAATCTCATTGCTGAATATATCAAAGCTTGTCGTGACGAGCTGAAATTTGGCTGTACTTTTGCGACTTTATCCGGCGACGAAAAGACCGGCGCACGTGTACGTTTTCACAGTCCACAGACTGCAGCAGCAAAATGGGACGGAGAAAAACAGCGCATTAAATATGGTTTTGCGATCATAGCGACTGATACCGGCACGAACGGTCAGCAGACCCCTACAGTATTAAATATGTACACTGATAATTTTATCATCGTGCTTATTCGTGACGGGGCAGACGCGACTACATGGGCGGCGTATTATTACCCACACAAAATGGGCAGACCGCTTATGGAAGCTTTAATTTGGAACGCTACAAGCAATAAGCCTTTTGGTCGGTCCCGAATTAAAAAGCCTATTCGCGAACTTATCAACGGCTATGTAAGAACGGTGGCTAACGCAAGCATCGGCCTTGAATTTGCAACGGCGCCTCAGAAGTATTTACTGGGAATTACCGACGAACAATACGACGCGGTCGTAAATGAAAAATTCAAGCAGTACGTTGGAAACATCATAGCAGCGACGACGAACCCGGAAACCGGAGAAAAACCGACGTTTGGGCAGTTGCAACAGGGTACAATTTCCCCGCACGTCGAAATGTTGCGTATACTGGCTACACAGTTTAGTGCAGCAACCGGTTTACCCGTTACAGATACCGGCGTTATTAACGATGCTAACCCTACAAGCTCAGACGCGATCACGGCTCAGACAAAAACGCTTGTTAGCCTTGCAGAAGAGCTTAACACCGGTAACCAGCATGCGCTTAATACAATTGCACTCATGGCACTGGCAATTAAACAGCGCACAACGATTGACAAATTACCGGAAGAGCAGCAAAAAGCAATTGCACATTTTAAGAACCCGGCATTACCTAGTGTAGCGGCAACAACAGACGCAGCTGTAAAGATTGCATCGGTACGTAGTGGTTTTGGCGAAACCGACGTTTTTCTTGAAATGGTAGGTTTTGACCAAGCAGACATAAGACGTATCAAAGCGCAAGAAGTAAAAGCCCGCGGGTTAAATGTGCTGGCAGAAATAGAGGCAGAAAATGGCGAAGAGGGAATCCCGAGAACGGAATAAGACTTATGACGTTAATCGTTACCGGTTTTCTCAAATTACCGTCATGTCAAAAGCACAAAATGAAATGCGTGATTATGTGCTGAACGGACACAGTACGCTTGACAAAGAACTTGTAGACGTAGCGTACGGCATAACGACGAAATACTCAGAGGCAAGCGCTGCACTTGCTGCAGAATACGTGGAAAACATAGCCCGAAAGATGGCAGGAGAAAAGGGTTTACTTGCAGATAAACCGGTTGTCCCGGCTGAAACGGCAACGTACGAAGAAGTCAGCAAAGCGATAAGCGCTGTAGGAAAAGAAAACGTACTTAATACGCCGCAAGTCGTAGGCCGTTTCGTAAAACAAGCCGGCGCAGACACGGTAATGCTTAACGGCATCGAACGTAACGCACAATTTGCATGGGTCCCGAGCGGACAAGAAACATGCGCATTTTGCTTAATGCTTGCTGCAAACGGCTGGGTACATATCAGCAAAAAGAAGTTTAACAAGGGTAACCCGCATGCAGAACACATTCACGCAAATTGCGATTGTGTGTATGCTTTGCGTTTTGACGAAAATACGCAGGTTAAGGGCTATGATCCTAAGAAATATCAGGACATGGCAGAAGAGGCTATTAAACGGGCCCGTGAACAAGGAATTGACGGTTATTTTTACGGCACGTACGGTGGCACAATGCAGCCGGATAGCATAAATGCTTTGCGACGCATGTTATATCACATGAAAACGAATCCGGAACCGGCGTTTAATCGTGTGGCTGTAGAAAAAGACATAATGCAGAACGGGCCGCGTTTTGGTGGCATTAAAAGTTTGCTGATAAAGTTAGCTAATGCAGACGTAGAATACAAGCCGGCTGAGGTTTTAAAAGAAGCGTTAACAAAAGAAGAGATCATAGCAAAGCTTGCCGGCCCAGACCGCACACAAGGAAGTTGTGCAAGCCTTGCATACTCATACATAGCGAACCGTGGCGGCCTTGACGTTACAGACTATAGAGGCGGAAATTCACGCGCTGTTTTTTCGCAAGCAAGCCCTAGATTTTGCGAGCATTATTTGGGCGATCGCATCGACGGGTTAGACGATTATAAGACGGCTAACAAAGTTTTGCAGCTGGTACGACCGGAAAAAGAGTATTTTTTCAGAACCGGAAGTCACGCAGCAATTGTAAGACGTAATGCGGAAAATGCGCTTGAATACTTAGAGTTGCAAGGGTACGATCACGGTTGGAAACCGCTTGACGACAGCGTACTTAAACAGCGTTTTGGCGCAAAAAGAGCAAAAAAATACGCCGGTTACAGTATTTTGATTGACGCTGATAAATTTATAGGCGACGACTACTTTAGAGATATCGTCGGTTATATCAATACAGCGACGGAGGCGCAGCAAAAAGGTTATGGCGGAGGCATACGGTAAAGTTTATCTCAGTAAAGAAGACAACGAAGAGATTTACTGGGGCGAAACAGAGCAACCACAAGAGGGCGAACTTTTATTCAGCTTTGACGGTAAAACGATCTTGAATTTTTGGACCGATTACCCGGAAAAGTTAACGCCCGAGCAAATAGAACTATTCAAAAAAGAACGGCCGATACTGGCCGAATTAAAACCCGTTTAAGAGAGCGACCAGCAATGGTTGCTTTTTTAATACATTCAGCGTACGCGACGCATTCGCGGTAACAGCATACTCACTGTTTGAGGAGGAAGAAAACATGGCAGAGAACGAAAACACACAGACACAGGAAAACGGAGCACAGGGCGCCGAAAACAAAGCCCCGGAAAATGCAGCAGGCAAGACTTTTACACAGGAAGAAGTAAACGCGCTTATTGCAGCCCGTGTTAATCGCGTGGAAGCAAAGTACGCAGACTACGAAGCTATGAAAACGAAGCTTGCTGAGTACGAAAAAGACGGCAATTTAAAGCCGGAAGAGGCAAACAAGAAAATTGCCGAATTGACGACAGAACTTGACGCCTTGAAAAAGGCAGACGGAATCCGTGTTATGCGTGAAAAAATCTCAAAAGAAACAGGAATTCCGGCGCATCTTTTAACCGCAGAGACCGAGGAAGAGTGCACGGCACAAGCGAATTCTATTAAAGAGTTTGCGCAGCCGGGCAAATATCCGACAGTCCCGGACGGTGGCGAGACGCACGGTGGAAAACCCAGCACTAGTCAGCAATTTGCAGACTGGTTTAACGAACAAATTTCATAGGAGGATAAGAAAATGGCTGGAACACAGACTAACAGAACCGCAATTGATCTCCCCGTTGATATCTCTAATGAGATCATTGCAAAAGCACAGGAAGCATCGGCAATCATGAGCCTTGCACGTAAAGTTAATTTACCCGGAAGAGGCCTTGCAATTCCCGTTATTACCGCTGATCCCGAGGCAGAGTGGGTAGCTGAAACCGGCAAAAAGCCCGTTAAGAACCCCGGCCTTAGCACCAAGATTTTAAGAGCGTATAAGCTTGCAGTTATCGTTCCTTTTTCCAAGGAATTCAAGCGCGACTTAAACGGCCTTTACAACGAACTTGTAAGACGTTTACCTAACGCACTGGGCAAGAAGTTTGACTACACCGTATTTGGTGGAGAGCAGGCTCCCGGCTCAGATTTCGATACCTTTACCGGTATTACTGCACAGGCTTTAGGAACCGACGCATACGGCGCACTGGTTGACGCTCAGACGGATATTGCTATCCATGGCGGTATTTTAAACGGTTTTGCGATTTCCCCGCAGGCACAGGGTATTTTACTTGCATCTAGAGACAAGAACGACAGACCCCTTTTCATCAACAATGTTGCTGAGGGCGCTGTACCCGTTGTTTTAGGCGCAAAGACCAAGGTTACCAAGGGCGCTTTTGTTTCCGGTAGCCCCGCACTTGTAGGCGTAGCCGGCGACTGGGAGCAGGCTATTTACGGCGTAGTAAACGGCGTAGAAGTAAGCATTTCCGAGGAAGCAACCCTTGAACTGGGCGACGGCTCCACTATCAATTTGTGGCAGCAGAACATGTTTGCAGTTAGAGCTGAAATCGAAATCGGCTTCCGCGCTGATACTACCGTATTTAACGCTTTAACCGCAGAAAACGTACCGAGTGCTTAATTATGCTGAAATTTATCAGTAAATTAACCGGTAACGTAATGTACGTCGCGGAAGACCGAAAAGAGGAATACTTAGCGGCCGGTCACAAGCTGGCCGTTGAGGAAGCCCCGGCGGTAACACGTACAGAAGAAGTAAAAAAGGCCCCTAAAAAGGCCCCGGCTAAGAAGAAAAAGTAAGAGGCTAAGACATGGCATACGCAACGATTAAAGATATTGAAGACAGAATACTCAGAGATTTAACGGCCGACGAACAGACGATAGCAACAAATCTTTTAGACGACGTCGCAGTTATGATAGACAGCCGCAAAAATACGGCATCGGACGCAGCCAAAAAGGTTGTATCTTGTAGAGCCGTAATACGTGCACTGGGAGACGGTAATACCGACATTCCGGTAGGCGCAACACAAGGCAGTCAGGCGGGGTTAGGCTATTCGCAAAGTTGGACTATGGGTAACGGCGCAACGGGCGAACTTTATCTCAGTAAAGAAGACCGTCGCTTGTTAGGATTGTCAAACGAAATCGGAACGTATAGCCCGGTGGAGGAATTATGCGCGGAATTACCATAACACTTGTTGAAAGAATACCGAACGGCGAAGACGATTTTGGGAACGCGACTTTTTCAGAAGAAGAAGTGCAGATTAACGACGTGCTGGTAGGGGAACCTACGACAGACGACATTCAAAATGCGCAGACATCGTACGGAAAAGTTGTCGCTTATGTTTTAGGCATTCCCAAGGGCGACGAGCATACGTGGACCGACGGCAAGGTTATTTTACCCGCGCCTTTTACCGGTACATACAATGTTTTAGGCGACGCTACAGCCGGTATTGAAGCAAATATCCCGTTGCGCTGGAATAAAAAGGTTAAGCTGGAGAGAATTGTTTAATGGAAATCAAGGTTGACAAAATCGTATTAAATCGCGGCGGCGTACGTGAACTTTTAAAGTCAGACGAAGTCATGAGCGAGCTCAAAAAGCATGCAAAAGGGCCGGTCAAGAAAAGCTTTAGAGGTTTTGACCGTTGCGTTGTCGTGGTAAAGGACGGAAGCAATGATTATCGAGAAGAAAATTAAAGATTATCTCACAAGTAAAATCGCATACCCAGTGCATACACAAACACCGAAAAGTGTTGAAGAACGCTATGTGCAGTTTTCGATCATTGACAGAGGGCGTGAAGATTACATAGACGCGGTAACCGTTGAGTTTTACTCATACGGCGTATCTATGGTAGACGCTGCAGCGGTAGACGAAGACTTGCGCAACGCAATGTTTGATTTTATCGAAGAGCCCGACATTTCACATGTTGACTTAGGCGGTGGCGAATACGAATACGACACGACTTTAAAGAAAGACGCGTACAGAAGTTATTTCAACATCTTTTACTAATACAAGGAGGAAACCATTATGGCGACAGCAACAAATGTAACAACCGGTAAGCCGAAAATCGGCGGAGCGATCTTTTGCGCACCGTTAGGGTCGACTTTACCTACAAGCACAAGCGCTGAACTTGACGCCGCTTTTAGATCTTTAGGTTATTGCTCCGAAGACGGTTTAACAAACGACAACGGACCCGAGACCTCAAAGATCAAAGCATGGGGCGGAGACAACGTGCTGGTACTGCAGACCGATAGGCCGGACAATTTCGGATTTACCCTTATCGAAGCGCTTAACGTAGACGTGCTTAAAGCTGTTTACGGCGACGACAACGTAACCGAAGACGCAAACGGTAACATCGAAGTTAAAGCAACCGGCGAGGAACTCCCCGAGTTGTGCTGGGTAGTTGACATGATTATGCGTGGTAACCGTGCAAAACGTATTGTAATTCCTTGCGGTCAGATTTCCGCACTGGGAACGATCAATTACAAGGATAACGACGCGGTAGGTTATCAGCTCACAATCAGCGACACTCCCGACGAGCAGGGCGTATACCACTACGAGTACATCAGTGGCGCATCAGCATAAACAAAAGAACTATACACGGGCATTTTTTAAACGAAAAGGAGAAGAAAAGTTATGCATACGGGCAATGAATTTGCAGAAAATCTTATTGTAGGCACCACAAAGAGTGGTTTTGACTATACCATTGACAAGCGCTGTTTAACCGACTGGAAGTTTGTTGATTTAAGCACACGTGCAATGGATAAACGTTTATCGGACTTTGAACGTTTAAGCGTAACACGCGAAATGCTTAATTTTGTGTTAGGCGTAGAGCAGTGCGAAGCGCTGGAAAATCACATCAGAGCAAACAATGACGGTTTTGCACCGATTGACGTTTACATGGGCGAAGTGGAAGAGATCATTTCGCGCAACGACGACGAAGAAGAAGAAAACGAGGCAGACGACGTAAGAAAAAACTAGCATTCCTCATACTTGTAGTTGCAAATTACGAGTGTGAGTTAATATGCGATTTTTGCGAAGTCTATCACATAACGGACTATAGAGGGTTGTCTCCGATCATGGCGGCGACCCTTTTACGTGGTCTAAGTAATGAGAGCCGCGTCAAAATGAAATTGACCGGGCAGAAGATACCGTTAACGCAAACAATCCTTGCAAGGATAGCAGACGAACTGGCGTTAATACGCTGGTTAAATACGAAAGACGCACAAGACGGTACAAACAAGCCCAAGAGCATTTTGTTGTCACTGTTAGGAGAAGACGACGACAAGGAAGAGTGCGAGGGCTACAGTACACCGGAAGAATTCAAGGCGCAGTGGAATAAAATCGCGTAGAGGCAAATTATGGCAAAAGGCAGCAGAGGCACTACAATTGCAAGTGCATACGTACAATTAAAACCAAGTGCGGAGGGCTTAAATGCCGCTATCGGTCAGGCTATGACCGAGGCGACAGAGGGAGGCGTCAAGGCCAGCAGTGGCAAAATATCGTCTATTGCTGGCAAGGTCGGTAAAATAGCCGGCGCAGCAGCATTAACAGCGGTAACAGCGGTAGGAACAGCCGTAGCATCTATGACAAAGCAGGCCGTTAACGCTTATGCTGAATACGAGCAATTATCCGGCGGGGTAGAGACGCTATTTGGTAAGGCCGCACAGGCTGTAGAACGTGACGCAGCACAGGCTTATAAAACAGCCGGTTTATCTCAGAACCAGTACATGGAAGCCGTAAACGGCATGGCGGCTGCATTAAATCAGGCGACCGGAGATCAATTCAAATCGGCACAAGCTGCAAATCAGGCTGTAATCGACATGGCCGATAATGCAAACAAAATGGGCACCAGCATGGAACTCATTATGAATGCATACGCTGGTTTTACCAAGCAGAACTTTACAATGCTGGATAACTTAAAGTTAGGTTACGGCGGTACTAAGCAAGAAATGGAACGCTTGCTTGAGGACGCGCAGAAGTTATCCGGCGTTGAATACAACATAGAAAATTACGCCGACATTGTAGAGGCAATTCACGTTATACAAGAAGAAATGGGCGTTGCTGGTACGACCGCAGAAGAAGCAACAGGCACAATAAGCGGGTCGCTGGCAATGGTAAAGAGCGCATGGGAGAACCTTGTCGCAGGCATTGCAAATGAGAACGCCGACATGGGCGGGCTTATTGATAACTTGTTATCGTCAGTGTTTGGCACCGATACCGACAAGGGCTTTTTGGATAACATTTTACCGAGAATAAGTACAGCGCTTGACGGTATTATCGAGTTTGCAGCAAAGTCTATTCCTAGAATTGCAGACCGCATCGGAGAGATCACAAAAGAATATTTCCCTACATTTTTAACCAGTATTTTAGGCGTCTTGAGCTCACTCACAGACATTTTACCGACGGCGGTTAGTACGGTGGTTGACATCATTAAACAGGTACTGGAAGCCGTCACAAAACAGCTACCGGACGTTCTAAAGGGCGTTTTGTCAGCCGTGATTTCCGCGCTGGGTACGATCATTGACAATTTGCCGGAAACTTTAAACATGGTACTGGACGTAATCGACGCAGTGACAGACGCGTTATTAAACGTCGGTTTACCTATGTTGCTTGAAGCATTGCCCGATTTACTGGACGGTATTATAAATTTCGTAATTACAGCAATTCCCAAAATTATCATTTCAATTTTGAACGTGACAGACGCGATTTTAGGCGCGCTCCCTATGATAATTTCGAAGCTCATTCCTATGATCCCGCGTATTATTATGAGCGTCATTACAGCGCTGGTAGAAAGTTTGCCGGAGCTCATTGACGCAATCGTACATATGGCAATGCAACTCACTTTTGCGGCGCCGTTAATCGTGGTTGAGCTAATTAAAGCGTTACCGGAAATCATCGTCGGTATTGTAGACGCGTTTAAAGACAGCTGGCCGTTGCTCAAAGAAGCATGGGTTCAAATGTGGTCGAGCATGGTTGACGGACCGCAAGACGGCTCATTCATGGCAAAAGTGCAAAGCACAATCGGCGATATTTTCACGACCATAGGTGGCGCAATTGAGGACTTTTTCGGACCGATCAAAGAAAAGGCTGTGGGCGCATTTACAAACGCAATCGAGGGTATAAAAGCTTTTGGAAGCGCTGCAGTAAACGCCGTCAAAGAGTTTTTTCAGCCGGCAGTTGACAAGGGAATTGAAATTTGGCAGTGGTTTAATGAAACTTTTGGCCCGCTGATTAACGCGTTTAAAAATCTTTTCAGCGCAATCATGGAAGCAATCGCAGTTATTGCGGTTAATGTTTGGGAAAAGATAAGAGGCGTTGTCGAGACCGTTTGGACGGCAATTGTTAATTTCGTTACACCGATTATCGAAACAATCAAAAATGCTGTAGAAGTCGGTTTTAATTTCATACACGATAAAATCGTAACCCCGCTGCAGAATGCATGGCAAAAGGTTACAGAAGTTTGGAATAACATTCTTAATAAGTTTAAAGAGATCATTTCAAGCATTCACGACTATGTAGCCGAGCGTTTTGAAGCAATTAAAAATAAAATGACAGAGCCGCTCA